TGCAAAACCCTAATCGTTATCGCAAAAGAATGCAATTAACAAAGAAAACTAGGGGTTAAAGTCTAGTACGAAAGAATTTTAATCCTAATATAAACTTCTAAACCAATAAAACTCAAGGCTAACCTTACCATATTTGTCTAGTAAGCCTACATCCACCCCGTGGGTGGTTCATCGTACTAGAATATGATAAGGACCCCACTTTCGCATGGGGTGACCACCAAGAGGGTAGTTGTGGAAACAAAGGAAGAAGGAAAGACCTGTTAAGAAATTTCTTCTGAAGTTTAAATGTGTTTGACGCGACGAATGCGCGGGGCTCCAATGAGATAGCCAAAGCTGAAATCGTCACCAGCTGCCTCATACAAGTTGTATGCACCGAAGCAGTTACGAACCCCACCAGTATCATTGGTACCGAGAACTGGGGCCTCCGCAAAGGCTCTATCGCTGTTATACGCATACATGGGACGATCCATGCCTTTGGGGTCTAGAGAGCGCATGATGTCAATCTTGCTGCGCCTGATAATGGGCCCGTCTACATCAGAGATTGTTCCTTCTCCTACGAGAGAGATGGGAGTCTGGGCGTAGTAGGGAACCTCAAATTCGACGGTGCCGTTAAGATCGGGGTACACGTAGTGCTCAAATGTTGATGAGACTTGTTCATTTGTAAAAGTGCCAAGGACGGGTTTATTAAGACTCCCGTTTTCATCGATGTTGGTCGATCGTCGCACTATAAGGGGGTCAGATGGTCGAATGGCGTCATACTCAAACCCATCAATCGCAGTAGTATAGTCCCCCCGTGTTGGGGCCCCTTGAGCAGGACGCATCCCCATATTGGTACATCGCAAGCCGTTGGTCGAAGGAGTAGCGAACTTATACCTCCTCGAACCTCGCCAAAATCTATAGAGGTATGAGATGTAATACAGCGGGCAGCGAGCGGGAGGTTGCACCACAGCTTCGAAAGCCTCTTCGGTCAAAGTTCCATCTGCCTCTCGTTGCGTTGGATACTGAATATATTGCCACTGATTTGAGCCTGTGGTTGTCATTTCCCCAAAGTAACCAGGATCAACCCGAATCACATTGAAAAGATAGTTGTCATTATTCAAAGGAATTGGTCCGGGAAAGGCGAAACCAACGCCAAACTTATCGACATAAGGAAAAGGTTTGCCAATTGAAGTAGTACCAAAGCGTTTAATAAGCTGTCGGAGACTCGTTATTTTCTCTCCGATGCACAATTGTTCTGCCATAGTATGATCCATCGTGCCCATAGGAAACATAGATGTTGACGTGTCTTGCACTTGCTCATTATGTTCAATGGCAGTTGATGTCAAATTAAAAACCTGAGCTTTCCACTCCGATTCCGGATCCTCTTGAAGTTCACCTAATGCAGGGACAGGCTCCGCAACAGCAAAGCGCGCAAAGTCAGGCATGGCATAAGCGATGTCTTCACCGCCAGATATCCACATATTCAAAGGCACATTGTCCGCAACATATTCCGAAGATCGTCGCAACGCGTTGAGAACAGTGATAGTAATCGTGCCGGTAGAGAACCTCTCCAAATTCCAACTTGCGTCATCGTACGGTCCAAGGTACACTTCTTTCCAAGGAACATTGGACACGTACGGCACCTCAAACTCGAGTTCTGAGGAGACACTCAAATCAAGGATCCAATTGTAAGCATTCTCGGCAATTGTGCCCGAAAGTGTATCCGACCCGTAAATCCCAGGGTGATAAGTGACCCTCAATCTCCCGGTATGAAAAGCAGTTTTGGCTGCAGCAAGCCTGTACTTAATAGTGCCTCGCCATTGCTGAAACATGGATGCAACATACGCCACTGTGGTTGGGCTAAAAGTGGTCGTTCCTTGAACGATCCCAGGCGCAACTGCGTTGTAATGCACATTTGTGCCAACACTGTTGTTCACAGTCCAAGGAATGCCGGAACGGAATAGACACGACTTGGACGAAACATACGTAAGGTCCATTTCATCCACCTCTGTTGAGAAAATTCCTCCGTCATATGTTAAACCATTGTCAGGCATTGCTCCAAGCTTTGAAGAAAGATCAATACCATCAACATTAGTAAAACCCTTGGCGGGCACGTTGATGTATGGACAGTTCTTATCAAGATTGGTAGGTTTGTTCCAGCCAACTGCAGACGCCGCACCTCCAATGGCACGTGATACCCATTCAACTGGTCGCATCCAACTACCAAGAACGGGAACGGAGCCGAGCACGGAAGCTGCTGAAGCAACAGCATTAGCAATACCAGAAATAGGGGGTCCAGAAGTGGCGGCATGTTCTTCAGAGCCAACTTGTGCAGTCCACACCTCTTCGTCAGCAATAGAGCCAACTTGTGCAGTCCACTCCTCTTCCTCAACGGAAGGAACGGGGGGGACAGTCACTGCTTTAGAAGTAGGCATGGCAAGCTCAATGTCCTCAAACCAAGCAAAGATTGTAAAAGTTGCTCCTACAGCGAGAGGCGTTACGCCAGATCGGATTTTATTGATCGGCACAATATACATTTCTCCCATGTTAGAATGAGAGTCAATCAGGTTGAAATGAGACAAAGGAGA